CAGAACTTAAAATATTAAAATTAGAAATAGAAGAAATTAAAGAAAATTTAAAAAACCCTTTAAATTAATATGCGGGATAATAAAGTAATTGACACTTTTCTAGCGAAAGAAAAAGACAAAAAGAAAGACATGGAACTTTTTAAAGTATTAAAAAAAGAAGTCAATGTGGGTGCCAATGGTACTCAGTCTTACATTATTAAAGAGGGTATTAACAAAGGTAAATCAATAGAAAAGAAAGATGGCTAAACAAAATTTTAATTCATTTGTCGCAAGACCGAAGCCACCAAAAAGAAAAGGAAGACATGCAAAAAACCCAAACAAAAGAAGTACCTTTAAAAAATACAATAGACAAGGAAGACCCAAATAGACCAGTTAATATGGCAACATGCTCATGTGGTAAAGAATTTAACCCATGTAATTGTAATAACCAGTCTAATATGGAATCAATCCTAGAGGAATTACCTCAACTATTGGTAACACACGCTTATACAAAATTAAAATCAGGAGAACCTTTAACAGCTTCAGAGTTAAAAGTTTGTCTTGATGTTTGTAAAGCTTATAGTTCAGAGACTTTAATAAAACCACCGGCGAACATACTGGAAACAGTACCGTTTGATGTAGATGGATAATAGAGTTAAAAATTTTAAGAATTTTCTATATCTGTGTTGGAAACATTTAAATTTACCAGAACCAACACCTATACAATACGATATAGCAGATTACCTACAGTCTCCCAATAAGAGACTTGTAATTGAAGCCTTTAGAGGTGTAGGAAAGTCTTGGATTACATCAGCATTTGTGTGTCATCAATTATTATTGAACCCACAGCGTAATATACTTGTTGTGTCAGCTTCTAAGAGTAGAGCTGATGACTTTAGTACATTTACACAAAGATTAATAGGTGAGATGCCTATGTTACAACATTTACAGCCTAGAAATAACCAAAGGCAGTCTAAAGTTAGCTTTGATGTAGCTCCGGCTACAGCTTCACACGCACCCTCAGTAAAATCTATGGGTATTACTGGTCAACTTACAGGGTCAAGAGCAGACTTAATTATTGCTGATGATGTAGAGTCAGCGAATAACTCACAGACTCAGCTAATGAGAGACAGACTAGGTGAGACAGTAAAAGAATTTGACGCAATTATTAAACCCGAAATTGGTAGAATTATATTTTTAGGAACACCACAAACAGAAATGTCATTATATAATGATTTAGAAGAGCGTGGTTTTAAGACTAGAATATGGTGTGCCCTTTATCCCAGTAAAGAACAAACTACTGGTTATGGTCATAAGATAGCACCTATCATTGCAGATGTAGAAGACAATGAAGGTAAGCCTACAGACCCTAAAAGATTTGATTCAGTTGACTTACTAGAGCGTATGTCTTCTTATGGTAAGTCTGGGTTTAACTTACAATTTATGTTAGACACAACTATGTCTGATGCTAATAGACACCCACTTAAACTTAACGATTTAATTGTACTATCAGGTTGTTCAACTTGGAAAGAAGCCCCAGCAAAATTACAATGGGCATCATCTCCAGAACAAATCAAAGCTATAGACCCTGATATACCAAATGTAGGTTTAAAAGGTGACTATTATGTTGCACCCATGCACACCAGCCCTGAGTTCACGCCTTTTGAGGGCTCTGTGATGTCAATTGACCCATCAGGTCGTGGAGAGGACAAAACAGCGTATGCGGTGCTTAAAATGCTTCATGGAGTGCTATATTTGACTGCTATAGGTTCACTAGATGGTGGATATTCAGATGATACTATGGGCAGACTTGCACAGATTGCTAAACAACAAAATGTTAACTATGTCGTTATAGAGAGTAACTTTGGTGATGGTATGGCTACACAGTTGTTAAAGCCTATTATGGCTAGTGTTCACCCTTGTGAGATAGAAGAAGTAAGACACAATATTCAAAAGGAAAAGCGTATCATAGATACTTTAGAACCTTTAATGAATAGTCACAGATTAGTTATTGATGACATTCTTATTAAAGAAGACTTTAAACTTGAGCCTGACCATCAGTTGTTTAGACAGATGACAAGGATAACTAGAGATAGAGGAGCTTTAAGACATGATGACCAAATTGATGCTTTGGCTATTGCCGCTAATTATTGGGTGGAACGTATGGACAGAGACACCATTCTATCTTACCAACAACACAAAGACGACTTATTGGACAGAGACCTTGAGAGATTCATGGAAAACACCATTGGTCGTAAACCTAAACAGGACAGATTTATATAACATGAGCGAATATCAAATAGACTGGGATTTAATCTCAAAATTAGAAGGTGGTAACCATCACAAAGGGTATCATCCTACTGAAAACAGTGGTGTAACTATAGCTACTGGCTTTGATTTAAAGGATAAAACTCCAGAATCTTTGCTTAAACTAGGCTTTAGTGACAGTTTAATTATGAAATTAACTCCTTATTTAGGTAAAACTGGTGCAGAAGCTAGTGAAATGGCAGGTAGTTTACAGATAGATGACATGGATTCTAAAGAAATCAATGAATTATCTAAGATGTTTTACACTAATGACATAGCTAAACAGTTTAATCTTAAGTCTAAAGACAAGAAATTTAAGGAATTAACTCCTTCACAACAGACTATTATTGCATCTGTAGGGTATCAGTATGGTTCCCTTAGTAGAGTACCTACATTCTTTGGTCATGTTACAGAAGGTAACTGGACAGAGACTATTAATGAGTTAAATAATTTTAAAGATGATTTTTCTACTAGAAGAGAGACTGAAGCTACATACCTTAAAGAACGACAAAAGCCAGAAATATTTTAATAAAAAATCTGAGGTGGTATACCACAGTAGCGGAAGGCGGCTTTCCCCGTAGGGGTCACGCAGGCGCCCGCAGGATTGGCTTTATATTTACCCAGCTTGAAGGCAAGTAATTAGTATATACAAGCATAGACCTGAGTTGAGCCGCTAGCTAGCCAAATGTGACTGTGCGCTTGTGTGCTCACCTGTTTTTTTAGTTTGGGCTAGCGCATAGCATCCACACAGCGCCACACATAGCCAAACACATAGCACACGCCCAGCCAAACACATAGCACACGCCTAGCGCTAAGCATTAAAGTACCCGTATTAGATATAAAAAAGGTTTACCTATGTGTATCTATAATAGGTATTACTATGAGTAGTATGTACCTAAGGTAGTACTTAAGGTAGTACTTAAGGTAGTACCTAAGGTAGTACTTAGAGTATATCTCTTATACTTATATCTATTAAACTAACTAACTTATAAAGGCTGATGTATTACTCAAGTATTACTATATTAGTTATATTATGGATGACTTTGATAGTCTCTACATATAATTACTTAATATAGACAATCATAACAATTAAAGACAAACGCCGACAGACTTGCGGATGTCTGTTTTTTTCTTATTTAAGGCATGTGTTATGCGCATAGCTGGTATTCCATTTTAGCATATTACATTGATTTAATAGTATGTAATAAGACGGAATGTTTTTAAATTTTAAAAATATACAAATAAACAAGCAAACAATAGGATATAAAAAAATGCTTACAAAAAACACTATAAGACAAAGCGCAAACGCTGGCGGCTATAAAATAAAAGGTACTAGCTTCAGCACACTGACTGACACAGCCAACCAAATAAAAGTTTGGTACTCATACGCTACACCGGTCGCAATTACTGACATCATGCATAATACAACTTATGTGTCAGTTAATAATTGGTCAGTTACTACAGCAAAACACCTTAATGAAATTGATGGCGGGTCTATCACTGCTAAGCGTTTGAGACTAGCGCCTCAGGATTGGCTAGCGGTTAAGATTTTATTTGGTGTAGAGGATAGAAATACGCTTCAGGGTGAGTCTTTTAAATCACCGTCAATTGCTGAGGTTGCGGCGCTTACTGAAGCTAGAGTATAAATAGACTTTAAGCCTATCCAATGCGGGTAGGCTTAGAGACTTTTTATAAGTCATAAACTAACAAATAAGGATAATATGAATATAACAACTGTAGTAACTCAAGATAATATAAATAAAGGCGTTTGTCATTCTAATGATAGCTGTCCAATTGCTTTAAGCTTTGAAAAACATGCAACTGTTAAACATGTGTCAATATTTGATGACCATGCATGGTTATTTATGAAGCATAAAGACAGAAGCGTAACACATGTTAAACAGTATGATTTTTCTGAGAATATGAAAAAATTTGTTAAAAGCTTTGATAAAGGTGAAGCTGTGAAGCCTCAAGTATTCACTTTTAATGACGTTTTATTAACATCTGATAAGTATTTATAAGTAGACTTTAAGCCTATCCGCTTTGAGTAGGCTTAGAGACTTTTTATAAAAGTCATAAATAAACAAGTAAACAAAGGATGTTAAAATATGAATAAATTATATACAATTATCTACAACTTTTTAAAAAAGAAGGTTGAAGCTGAGGACGCCGCTTTCAGGAATGCAAGATATGCTGAGCGTATTAAATTAAATGGCAATACAAATGTTAAGTAGATTAATCTATAGACTGCGCAACTTTGAATATTCATGGATGTGCAGTTGCGGCGGGTGTAAATTCCTGAGATTAATAAAACTAAAATAAGCGTAGTTACAAAAACAGTGTTTTAGCACTAAGGGTAGAGGCTTAGTGTTAAAACCAAAAATAGGAAGGTGAAATATGACTAAATTTAATACTTTAATAAACTTTAAAGACGGTAGTTCCATGTATCAACGAAATAGTCAGGAAGCGTTTAACAATGCCAAAGCAAAGGGCTTAGCAAACCCTAGTCAATACATGTATATGTATTCTCAAGGTAAAAAAGATTATTTTAAGGCTACTATGGATAGGAAGTATATTAATTTCAATCAATAAATAGACTTTAAGCCTATTCACTGAGTAGGCTTAGAGACTTTTTATAAGTCATACATAAACAAGTTAACAATAGGAGCGTAAATATGAGTTTACATATTGACGGTTACGACATAAAGATACTAGGCAGTAAATACGACCACAAAAAAAAGAAGAGCGTACCAAACACTGAGATTGCACAATCAAGCTCAAAAGAGATGATTAAAGGCACTGAGCTTTTAAGCATTATAGACAATCTAAAAGAGGTGCATGATGCGGGTTGTGACATTTTTGTGAGCGTAGTTATGAAACAGCACACTTATGAGGGTGAGTAGTCTCTTAAAAATACTGCTTGTGTGCTTATTGTTAAATGGGTGTAGCACCTATAAAAACAATAAGTTACATAAGCAGTTAAATTTGGAGCGCTTAGAGAGGCAATCAAGCTGGTTGAATATCTAAGTTACAAAAACAATCATTTAGCACTAAGGGTAGAGGTTTAGTGTTAAATCAAACAAAAGGATAGTATGAATATAGAAGTTACTCAAAAAGATATAGACATGGGCGTACCCAGTAATAGTTGTAAATGTCCAATTGCTATTGCATTAAAAAGACATTTAAAAAGTGATGATATAAAAGTTTGTCTAAGCACTAAGATGACTGACAATTTAGATAATTTTGTCGTTTATTTTGAGATTGATAAGCTTAGATATTATAGCAATGCATTTTCAGCAAGCACTATTATAAGACAATTTGTTAATGATTTTGACAAGTGGGGTTTAACTGAAAGTATAAAACCATTTAATTTTGATTTTGATTCTATTAAATGGCACTCAACTATAACAACTGGAG